CCACCCATCATTTTTTTTCTCATATTAACATCTCCATCTTCTTCTTGCCTGACGGATACGTGAGTTTGGATCATTACGTGTCTTGGCTGATGCTCTTTTGAGCTGACCTAGTGAACGTGCGCAGTACGATTTTCTACGTTTTGCAGCTTTTGATCCAGGCTTCACTTTTCCTGTCACGGCTGTTTTTAATTTTGAACCAGGGTTAAGTCTTCTATAAGCTTTTACCCCAGCTCTTGTCATTCCAGCCCCTTTTTTAGTGGGTCTAAAATTTTTTTTATTTCTTGCAGGCATTGTGCCTTTAGAATAAAACTGTCTCATTTTAACCTGTATATCCAATAGTAACTGAATCTGTTTGATCTAAATCTAAAAAGACTCCTGTTCTAAATCTTATACCGCTTCCAGGAACCATTAGATCTAAACCCTCTGATCCAAATTTAGCTTGAAATTCTAAAGGGCCGCCAGTGCCTGTTCCATCATGAAGTTTTACAACTGCATTTGATGCAGCATGTGCTTGAATATATGTAACTCTACAAGGACCTAAATTAGTAGATCCACCAGTAATTGTTTTGAAATTACCATCTGCTGTTAAAGTTGTAAATTTTTGATCACTAATAAATGAACTTCCACCCGACATTAAATCATTCCTTTATAATATTTTTCATAAGAAGGATTACTTAAAATTTTTCCTCCATAATTTGATCTTATCGCTGGTCCAATATATCCACCGTCAGCTGCTTTTTTTCTTTTTGCAAAAGTTGCTGCTCTAGATGGTGTAGGACCTGTATTCGCTTTTGCTTGTTTTCTTGCGACGGCACCCGCACGCTGCCCTTTGGTCATCCGTCTTGCTTTTGCAATGGGCACGCATTTTGGATAATTTTTTCTTTTTTCTCCACCACTTCTTCCACACTTCGGGTATGAACCATCTTTTCGCCTGTTCGCAATATCTACCCAGTTTTCCTTTACCCATGCTCTTAAACCTTTTTCAGCCATTATCTTTTTCCTGGACGTCTAGCTATTCCAAATCCTTTTATTTGTGCGCAAGCAGATCCGCCTGATCCATACATTGATCTATTAGACATCATTCCTCCACCCATGGCTTTTTTTCTATTTTTCTTTTTTCCGCCTGGTGTGACTTTACCTGAACATACTGCCGATGCGTACATGTTTGCATATGCGCTTGGGTAGACCGAAAATTTTCTCTTTGCTGCGGCTTTACCTCTTGGACATAATTTTGCCATTAGTTCCCCCTTACCATTTTTTCTATTGGTGATTTAACTCTCTTCATTTTCTTTTTCTTTTTCTTTTTTTTACCTTTTTTAATTACACCTCTGCCCATCAAAACATCTTTCATAGTGACTTTACCGTCACCTGATAGATCAGGAAAAGATGAACCATTTTTATAATACCTTCTCATTATTTTTTACCGTTTCTCCATATTTGTGTACCCTTTATACCATAAACGCTCGCGACTACAAGGATCCATAAATTTGTAAACCAGGTCGGCAGCGTTGCGAAGTATTCAAAAAATAATTTTACCTTGTCCATAGCAGTTGGGTCCTCACTTATGACCGCCCAAGCTAGCACCGCGATTGGCGCCGACAAAATTAAAAGTATGAATTCGTCTTTCCAGTCTGATTGTCTTGCTTCTAATAATTTGCCCTGATATTCAGACTGACCATCGGCCATTTTTTTAGCGTGCATGTGTTGTGCATCAGCCATAGCCATTTTAGTCTCTTGACGCTTTTTATAAATATGCGTTCCAGCGTTTAATGCTAGTTTTGCTAAACTAAACCAAGCCATATTAACCTTTTTTAGCCTTTCCTGCTTTTGATAAAGCAATTGCTATCGCTTGTTTACGCGATTTTACCTTTTTTTTCGAGTCACCAATGTTTAATTTACCTTTTTTAAACTCTGACATGACTTTTTTTATTTTTTTCTGTGTTTTATTCATTTCCAGACCTTATAATTGAAACTTTTGGTACCATATCATTAGAACTTGGTAAAGTTTTTCCTAAAATTGTCTTTTCAATCGAAGTATTTGCTCTTAATTTTGCTAATTCTTCGTTTTGATCTAGTTTTTCGTCTTGATTTTGTTGATTCATCATTGCTCTCATCTTATCTAGGTCCATTCTTTCTTGACCTTCACGTTCTTTTCTTGCATTTTCTTGTGCTCTTAAATCTAGTTCTCTAGATCTTAACTTAGCAATAGGATCATTGTCAAATTGTGATGTAATTTTCTTCTCTTCTTCTAAAAATTCACCCATCATCTCTGCTATCAACACAGATTTTCTACCTTCTATCTGTTGTGTTAGTTGCATAACCTGTTGTTGAGCCTGTGGATTCTGTTGCATCATCATAGGGTTCTGTTGCATTTGTTGTAATCTCATTAACTCTTCTCTAAATTCTAATTCTATCTGTTCTTGTGCCATTAAACTTATATGTTCAAAAATATTTTTTTCTAAACTTGCCATAACCATTGGATTATTTCTAGCCATATTAGTTGCCATAAAATTTAAATGAGCTGTCATATGTGCTCTATGATCTTGTCCTGGAAAAGCTTGAAAAGGTTTACCGGCCAAAGCATCAATATGCTCTAACGCAGGATCTTTTGGAGCAGGCGGCATAGGTCTAACTAATACTGAGTCAATATTTTTTACACCTAATGCCTCATACATATTTCTGTATGCTTGATACATGTTATGCATTCCAGGGTTTGAAGTTGCCAGCTGCAACTCTGTTTGTGCGAGGGAAATACGCTGAGTTTGTGAAAAGATGTTAGGGTCAGCAACTGGCAAGATATCTACCCGATCATCAAAGTCAGTTTGTTTAATCATTCTTTGACCCCCAACTACGTCGTACGGATATTCCGCCGGTAGATATAACTTGAATACTCTTGCAAGAATTTTAAATTCATTCTTTAATGCAGAGTAAATTCTTTTGTGTATAGCTGACATCGTTCTTGATCCTCTTTCAAGAAGAGCAACAGTTGTACCAACAGCAGCTTGTTGATTACCATCACCTACTTGTAGATCAGCTATGGATGCAAATCTTTGACCAGCACTAACTACAACGCCCATTAAATTTAATAAAGTTGCAGATGGTTCTTTAAAAGGCAGCATCATAAATGAATCTCTAAGATTACCACCGGGTGCATCTACGTCTCTAAACTCACCTGGTTGTATTGATTGTGCGTCGTCTCTAATTCTTATACCACGCATCTTGAATCCTGCGGGTAAGTTAGAGAGGGTACCCGCGTCCAATAGTTGACGTAAAGCAGCAGTTGCAGTTCTACTCAATCCGCCAATCATGTGGATGAGACCGAAACCATAAAAACCTAGTCCTGGCAGAAACTTAAAATGGACAAAATATTGGATTTTATTTTTCTTCGGATCTCCAATTTCGTAATTTCTTTTTACAGATAATATTTCTTTTGAGCCTTCTTCTAAGGTTACAATATATGGAAGTTTAATTCCTGTTGGCTCACCGTTTTGATCTGAGTCTTCAAAACCTTCCAGATCTAAATTAACATGGCATTCTAACAAAGTATAAATATCTTCATCTTTTGTTTTTTTAGTTCCTTCTAATTCTCTTTCTTTTTTTTCTACATCTGATTCTTTATCTTCTGGTTTACCTAATTCTATATCTTTATAGAAACCTGCAACCTGTTGTTTTCTTAAATCATTTTCTGAAATTTTAATTCTATGAATGATTGCTTCCGCATCGTCTAATGAGGTAGCCGTATACGGAACAATCAAATCATCCGCAGGAACGAACTTAGATACAGCTCGTCCTTCCACTTCGTCATAGTATACTTTTTTAAAAGTTGAACCTGACAATGGTAAGTGAAATAACATAGAATCAAATTCTGGCTCATACTCTTTCATCTGATCCATAATTTGATAATTCATAAAATCTTTTACTCGATTTGCTTGTTGAACTTTATCTGGAGATTGTATTCCTAAGAGTTGCGTTCTGACTGGTCCATCAGCTGGGAGTAACTCTTTATAAGCGAGCGCCTGAAACTGAGTAACAGCTTCAGCAAGAACCGGGTGAGTCGCCCCCGAGGCACCTTGAAACGGCTCTGACCTTTGATCATATTTAAATCCTAATAAGTCTAGTCCTTGAGTATAACTTTTTTCCCAATCTTTTCTAGACATAGAATAATCCATGTATTTAGAATTTAAATCTGATGACAATGAGTCTAATACTTCGTCTGGTAAAAATTCTGCTAAGTTTGCGTAATGATCTTCTCCGCCCTCAATTGAAGCTGCACCTGGATCAAAATTAATATCTACTGATCCATCTTCGTTTTCTACTGTTTCTACTTCACCTGGTTTTTCTAATTCTTTTTCTACCTCTTCTACAAGGGTTTCTTGAATTTCTTCTTCACCAGGTACTTCAACTTCTTTTCTCGGCTCGTTTGGTAGAGCCTTTTCCATATCTGCCATTTGTTTTCTCCAATTTTACGGTTTTAACAGTATTATAATTAATATTCAAGCCTTGTGGTGTAGGCCCAGATTTTGGTGGTGGTCCGCTTTTTTTACCCTTTATCATCTACTTCTTTTTTAATTTGTTCTATAATATCATCTTCCATTCCATCATTATATCCACCCACAGTTCCATCAGGATCAAAATCAGCTGTGCCTTCGTCATAGTAAGAAGGCTCTACTCCATCTTCTGTTGTACGAGCGGGTTGATATTCCATAACAGATTTATTTTCTATGGTATCAAAACTTACGTTCTCATCTGCATAACCGCCTATTTTATCTTTTTCAATTCTTTGAAATCCAGTAGTAACATCCTCTGTTAATGTATATTGAGATCCATCAACACCTGTATAATTAGTTTCTGTTACTCTTTCACTAGGTTTAATTTTAGATTCTTTTCCTAGTAATTTAATTTTATTAACTAAATCAAAAAAATATTTTGGCGCTTCACTAACAGTTTCTACAGCTTTTTCTGCTACGGGTGCTGCCATCTCTCCAACTCTAAAAAATCTACCAACTAAAGGTAAGCTAGCGAGTCCTCCCATAATTTTTAAAAATTTTCTTTTACTAGGATCATCTGGTCCGTCCGCATATCCTACTCTTCCACCATCTGCTAACATGCCTCCCTCATCCATCAAAGGAGCAACCTCACCTTCGAGATATTGTTGTTTTTGAAAAGGTGTTAGTGAATCTATGTATTGTTTTTCTTTTATACCTGCTTTTATAAAATCTTTGGCTAAACCTATACCGGTTATACCAGCACCTATTGGTGTTGATACTCTAGCAGCTTTTGCCATTAAAGGACCTAATTTTTTAAAAGCTTCAGGGAATAAAAGATCCACTCCAACCATGGGTTGAGTAACCGCATCTATAAAACTTTTACCCTCGTCCATTCCTCTTTTAGTAGTATCAGCTGCAAATCCCACAGCGACAGGTAAAGAGCCTATAGTTTTTAAACCAAACTTACCTATATCTTTTAAAAGATTTGTGCTTATAAAACCTTTTTGACCTGCATCTTTTAAATCCATATCTTTTATTTGCTCTTTTGCTTTTGTAGACACAGCACCTTTTGTAGCAAGTTGATCTACATCATTTAGTAATCGTGCATTTGCAAATAATTTTTGTGCTGTTTTTTCTGCAGTTCTTTTTTCGTTGTCAACTTGACCCTGCATTATAGCACCTATTGCTGCTCTATCTTCCTTTGTTAATTGTTTTACAGGTTTATCATATAAACCAAAACCTAAAACATTTGCATAGTTTCTACCATATACTTTTGGTTTTAAAGTAAACTCATCTAATTGAAGACCTTGAACCCTGCCTCCTGCTAAATCAACTACAGTAGATATTTTTTTATTATTAAATTCTATTTTTTTTCGTAGATCTTGAGGTATTACTTTTAAATCTTTAACTTGTTTATAAAGTTTATTTTGTTCTGCATATAATTGTTTTAACTTATTCTCAAAAGGTTTAACAGCTTCATTGTTTATTTGCACAAACTCAGGACTATCAAAATCTAATCCTAGATCCATGACATTGTATAACTGACCTGTTTTTTTAACTTGTTCTAAACTCAAACGGTGAGCCTTTTCTAAAGGCTCTCCTTTTTTAAATTCTGCTAATTTATCTTCTATATTATTGTTTGAAACTTCTTTTATAAGATCGTATTTTTTTTTATTTGCAGATTTTCTTACCGGATCAAGATCCTCATCTCCTATTAATTTTAATTTTTTTCTTTCAGCCAAAGCTTTCTCTGCAGCTTTTTTAGTTGTAAAATATTGAACACCTCTAAATTTTTCAGGTATGTTTGATATTACATCTGGTTGATTTGCAGCTGTGTTGCCAAAGTTTACTTTAAATTTTGCATTTTCTGGTATGTTATATAATGATTTACCAGTAGATTTATCCACAGCCTTTCTGTCTACATCTCTTATCTCTCGTATTTTTAAATATTTTTCTCCTGCAGGTTGACCATATAGGTCACCTCTCATAGCGATAGACGCTGCTTTTTCTTTAACTGGAATGTCTTCTATTATTCCTTCTGCTTTTAAAGCAGTTATTCTTTTACCAACCGGTGATCTAGAAAAAGTGCCTTCAAATTCTTCTGTTAATTTATCAGCAATAGCCTCTGCACCTAACTTATCATTATTTGCAAGTTCTATTATTCTTTTTTCTATCTCAGGCGCATATGGTTTTCTAAAAGCGCTTTTACTTAGATCGGTGCCTTTATTAAACTCTTCTCTTGGAAACTCTACAGCCTCTCCTTTGTTTTCTTCCAAAAACTTTTGATAAAAATTTTTTCTCTCTTGTACAAAATTAAATACATCCTCTTGGCTCATGACGCCTGACTCATCAGCCTTTTTAGATATTTTGTTCATCAGATCTATCATTTCCATTTTATCAAAGCCGCCGATAAAACCTTTTATGTAAAGATCTAATTTATCTTTTACTTGAGATTCTGTTAATGGTTTTGGTGGTGGTACAACTGTATCACCGTCTTTAAATCCAGGACGAGTAAGATAACTCATCATGTCATTGTATTGAGCTATTTTCATTACAGCCCCATCAAATAATTTAGGCCGCCTTCTGCGTTTGGTTTTCTATCTGTTTCATCAAACTTAGTAATTTGTTCAAGTTCATCAGACTTAGAAACATCTAAACCTTTTCTAGGTTGCATATCTACTATTTTTTCTCTTTCTAATATTTTTCCAATATCACTGAAGCTTTGTGCTGTCATCATTTCATCGGCTACGTTATCTAATTTTTCTAAAATCTCATCACCAAAAATCTGTCTAGCTAATTGTATTGGATCTTGTTCACCAACCTCTATACCTTTTTTAACTAAAAGTTCTCTTGCTCCTGTTCTAACAATAGCTTCTACACTTCTACTTGGAAAACCTCTAGCTAGTCTTTCACTATCTGGTAAAAGATTAGTTTCGTTTTTAATTTCACCAAATCCTTTTTTAATTTCTTTTATTTCATCTAAAAGAGATGCTATACCTTCTTCTTTATCTGTTGCAAATTTAGTTGATTCCATGTCGTCTAATGTTCCCAGTTTAGTTGAAATACCTTCTTTTTTAGGAGTAACATTTTTAACATCTACTTTATCAAACTTTTTTAACAAGTCTTCTTTTATCGGATTTCCAAAAACATCATCGTCTGGTCCTAATACTTCGTCTAAATATTTTTTATATTCTTGTCTAGTAGCAAACTCTTCAGGGCCTTTTTTGACAGATACTATACCTTCTCTTTTAGGTTTCATTTCAGGAAACGTTTCATCTAACATTTTTTCAAATTCGTCTTTTGCAATAGGTCTTTGTTTTTTTAATTCTACAACATCACCAGACTTCTTGGTTCCTGACTCAGGCTTCTTGGCTGTCTTAAAAACTTTTTCTATTTGTTTTTGTAATAATGGAGTTACTTCACCAAATTCGTTTTTTGCAAACTCAATAGCTTCTTCTATTTTTTTGATACCGCCTGATCTTATCAGGTTTCCTAGTGCTAATAAAAATCTTCCTAACGCTCCCATTAGTAATATATCCTCTGTTTTTGTGGCATAGGTTCGTCCTTATAATCCTCTGGGTGTTCGATAAATCCACCCTGTCTAAATCTCATAACAGCTTGTGTCATAGAATCTACCAGGTCATCATGGTCTCCGTAAGGAAAAGCTGCGCATTCCTCTATGACCTCTTGTGCAAATTCCATTTCTTTGGGCGCCCATATTCTCCCTGACTCAAACAGTGGAGAAACCGCGTTTACCCTCGTATGCTTATCGTTGCCTTTTGAGGGTGAGAAATTTATAACAGGTATGCCCATTTTTCGCAACTCATAAGTTAATGGTAGCCCTGATGCTTTGGACTCAATGATAACTGTTTCAGGTTGCCAGTATCCATACTGTTCTAGTGCAATACGTCTTAACTCAGGAAACTCGTATCTACCTTTAATACTATCAATTAATATTAATTGCTGACCTGAGTCTTCGTTCAAAGTAAACACACCCCATGTTGTAATAGCACTATAATCAGCTGTTTGTTTTTTCATAAAAGCTGTGTCGTAAGATTGTATCACGTGCTCTAGATTTGGTAATTCTTCTTTCTCCCAACTTTGCCACCATTCTCTTTTAATCAAAGATCCTTCTTCTGCTGTTGGGTTTTGCATATACTGTGCATTCCATTTTGATAATGGAATACTAGCTTTAACAGATTCTAAATCTTTCTTTGCCCAATATTCAGGCCACAAAGGTTCATTAGATGGTAGTATCGCTGGAAACTCAACTACCTCCCACTGATCTGCTTTTGGCTCTTGTTGCATTTTTATAAGACGACCGGCTAAGTCTTTCTCGTTCCAACGAGTCATAACTAATACAATAGATCCACCTGGTTGTAGACGCTGACGTGGGCCTGACGTATACCACTCAAAAGTTCTTTCAAGTGCTTGTGCATTCATAGCATCTTGTTCAGTGTGCGGGTCATCAATAATTAAAAGATCAGCACCTCTACCTGTAATAGCAGATCCAACTCCTGCTGCATAATATTCGCCGCCTTGTTCTGTTTCCCATTTACCAGCAGCCTGGCTATCTTCTTTTAATCTTGTCTTAAATGCTTGTTGATATTCTTGTGAGTCGATCAGCTGTTTAGCTTTACGACCGAACCTTACAGATAGCTCTGTTGTATTTGTTGATTGAATTATTTTTAGCTTCGGGTTTCTACCGACCATCCAAGCAGGCAACAGGAAACTGGCAAACTCAGATTTAGTATGCCTTGGTGGCATATTTATAATTAATCTCTTAATTTCTCCATTTGCAATTTTATTAAATTTATCTGCGACCACTTTATGATGAGACCCCTCAACAAAATCTGGCCATACGTGTTTTACAAAACTCAAAAAATCAGTAGCTATCTGAGACTCCTTTTTCTTCTCTTTCCACTGGTTCATGTACAGTGCAAACTGTCTCTTGATATCAGGCGGCAGCTTATCTAGATTTTTTAGTTTTTCTTTATCTAAGTTCATAAAGTTTAAATTTTTTGCAAAATTTTTTTAGAAGTGTTTTGAAACCTCATAAAGTATTTTTCTAGCATAAGTATTCAAATCTTGCAAATCTAGTGTGGGTTGTGGGACCCCTTTGTATATATACTAAACTATTAATTAAAAAATTTTAGGATTTTGCAATGGTTCTGGGACCACTATTGCCCTGGCCCGTTAGGGCCAGGGACCAGGGTTATTAATCTAATAATACCATGTAAGCTTTGGCATTATGTTTCATAAACCAATCTATGTCTGCACGTACTTTATCCCAAAGTTTAGACGTGCCGTCAACACCTGCTTGTTTATCCTCTAGTGTTGCCATTAATTCATTAAGAAATAATCTGTCATGAATTATAGATTCTTTTTGAGTTAACATAACAGACTCGCCGTTGAATCTGTTTTTTCTTTCGTATGTTCTTTCTGTATTTGTTTTCATATAGGATTATCCTACCACATCTTCGGTAGGGCTGTCAACTATTTTCTTTTCGGTCCATGCTTTTCTTGTCCACCCATAACTTGTAGTTGTTTCAGGGTGGTGAATTACCTCAACTTCAATCGGAGTTTCTAAAGGCTCGGTTCTTGGTGCAATCGCAATGACAGCCGCCCAATGTTTATAAAAGAAATCAGTATAACAACCTTGACTACAAAACACAGACCAAATAGTTTCTTTATTCCAATTGTTCTCGGTTATCTTTTTAGTCCTTAAAACCTTAGAGCCCTTGTTGCCTCTAATTCTATCTTGAGTGTGGTTAGTATGACACTTAGGGCCATGGCACCAATTATAAGCCATTAGTGCCTCACTTTCCACGCAGTGGTAGCAGTTCTATATCCATGTGCATCTAAATCATAATAGACATAGTAAGGTACGTTTTTTTTAGAAACACCATAACGAGATTTCTCGTCATGCTTTCCCTGTCTAGTGATGTGTTTCTTATCCTTGTTTGAGTAGTAAGTTATAT